AGGTACACGCTACCATCCGGGTGACCTATATAAAGACATGATGGAAATGACTGAAGTTTTCTACGACGAAGACACAGATGAAGAGGTTGAGAACGAAGTGTACGAAACCTTCGAACGCACTGTAGAAACTAATGGTGAGTTCTTATGGCCTACTATGCGGCGTACTGATGGTAAGACTTTTGGCTTCAATGCTCGTGAGCTTGCTCGTAAAAAAGCTAAGTACCTAGATGTAAGTCAATTTTACTCACAATACTATAACAACCCAAACGCTATAGAAACACAAATAATTGACAGAAGTAGGTTTTCATATTATGAGAGAAGCAAGATTGAGAATGTTAGTGGCAGCTGGTATCTTAATGATAAGTTACTACATGTATTTGCAAGTATGGATTTTGCCTACACTGTAGGTACAAAGTCTGACTTTACAGTAATTATGGTGTTAGGCGTAGACGACTTAAACAACTACTACGTACTGGACATTGACCGTTTTAAAACAAACAAAATATCTGTTATGTACGATAAGGCAGAAACTGTGTTTCGTAAGTGGCGGTTTAAAAAGATGCGTTGTGAGGTAGTTGCGGCACAGAGACTTATCGTAGGCCAGTTTAAAGACTACATGCGTAGCCAAAACATAATGTTTGTTATTGACGAGTATAACCCTCCTAGGAATATGAGTAAGGCAGAGCGTATAGCCGCCATACTAGAACCTAGATACAACAACAATCAAATATGGCACTACAAAGGTGGTAACTGCCAGACGCTAGAGGAGGAGCTTATTATGAACAACCCTGAGCACGATGACATTAAAGATGCTTTGGCTTCTTGTGTTGAGATATGTAAGCCCCCCATTGGTAACAGAATGTGGGGTAAACGCACTAACGTAATACAATTTAATTCTAAATTCGGTGGCGTAGCCTACTAAGAGGAACTTATGAACAACAACATTTCAACAGCATACGACGATGACGCACTTGCCTCTAAGATTTCAGACATGTGGACTAGGTGGGACACTGCACGTTCTGTGTGGAAAGAAGAGAAGAATGCGTTACGACAGTACTTGTTTGCTACAGACACGCGCTCAACTAGCAATAGTAAACTACCGTGGAAGAACTCTACTGTAACACCTAAGTTAACACAGATACGTGACAACTTACATGCTAACTACTTAGCTGCTTTATTCCCATCTGAAAACTGGTTCTTTTGGGAAGCTACGGATAAAGCCCCACAGCTAATGCAAAAGCGTTATGCCATTGTAAATTACTTAAAACAGAAGTTAAAAGCATCTAACTTCCAACTTCTTGTCTCTAAACTGGTTTATGACTACATTGACTTTGGTAATGTAATCGTAACGTATGACTACGTAAGGGACACATACATTGGTAAAGACGGTCAAGTGTCTACGAAATACATCGGCCCTAAAGCATACAGAGTTAATCCACACGACATTGTGTTTAATCCGTTGTCTGAAGAGTTTGATAAGTCCCCTGTAGTTAGGCGTATGTTAAAGTCCATTGGTGACTTGTTAACTGACGTTGAGACTAAACCTGCTTTACACTACGATAAGGCCGTAGTAGACAAGGCGTTGCAGTTTAGGCAGAACTACCGTGATGACCCTGAGTTTAAAAAGGAAGTTAACATGGCAATTGATGGCTTCGGTAGTGCCGACGAGTACTTAACCGGAGACATGGTAGAGCTGTTAGAATTCTGGGGTGATATATACGACCCTGATACTAAAACATTACTACGTAACCAACTTATTACAGTAATTGACCGCAAGTGGATTTTACGTAAGCAGGTTAACCCTATGTGGGTAGCTGAGAAACCAATGTTCCATTGTGGTTGGAGATTACGTACAGATAACTTGTGGGCACAAGGCCCTTTAGACCAGTTGGTAGGTATGCAGTACCGTATTGACCACTTAGAAAACCTTAAAGCAGATGTGTTTGACCTCATTGCATACCCTGTAATTAAGGTTAAGGGTAGCACAGTTGAGGAGTTTGAATACGAACCCGGTGCACAAATCTTTGTGGGAGACGAGGGTGATGTTGAGTTTATGCGACCTGATGGCTCTGCGTTAAATGCAGATATGCAAATTAACGAGCTAATGAACCGTATGGAAGAACTTGCTGGTGCACCTCGGCAAGCTATGGGAATACGTACCCCCGGTGAAAAAACTAAGTTTGAAGTACAAACATTAGAAAACGCAGCTGGTCGTATTTTCCAGAACAAAGTAAGTTGGTTTGAGCGTAACATTTTAGAACCACTGCTTAACGGTATGTTGGCAGAATCTATCCGTAACTTTGAGGGCGTAGAACGCATACGGACAGTAGATGAAGAATATGGCACTGAGAGCTTCATAGAGGTCACTAAGAACGATTTAATGGCAGCAGGTAAGATATACCCCGTGGGTGCTCGACATTTTGCAGAGCAGGCCCGTTTTATACAGGAGCTTGCACAGACAATGAATGTAGTAGCTGCTATGCCTTCTGTTGCTACACACATCAGTGGCAAAGCAATTGCTCTAGCCATTGAGGAAAACATGGGATGGCAGAACTATAAAATTGTGCAGGACAATGCTAATGTGTTTGAGCAAGCTCAGACACAGAAGTTAATGAACCAAGCTGCTGAAGACATCCAAGTGGCTTCAACTGTGTCGTTAGATGGACAACAACCAATGGGGGAAGAACCCCCTATTGACACACAGCAATAATTGTGGTAGTATAGTTATATGAATACATTATTACTTAAACATAAATCTAATACTATTACTAAAGAAGAGTTTACTAAACTATGGAATAATAACAGTATATGTTTAGAAGCTTTATATGGTACTCTATTAGAGTTAAAACAAGAAATTACTAGTATTAAAAGAGCAGACTTTGACTGCCCTAACCATTACGCTAAGTTAGCGTACAACTTAGGGCAACAAAAAATGATAGAAACAATCGTAGACCTACTGCCTGACTCGGCAAAAGGGTAACGTTTTAGAAAAACTAAGCTCTAAGGGGCTTAACTTTAGGAGAAATTGCATGACTGATGCAAGCATATTTAACGGTGATGTCCCAGAAACACCCGTTACACCACCCGCAGCGACAACTGAGGGACAATTGTTTACCGCACTAGTTGGGGAAACACAAAAATATAAGACACCAGATGACTTGGCTAAAGCATATGCTAATGCTGATGAGTTTATTGAAACTTTGAAAGAAGAAAATCGTAAACTACGTGAGCAATCAACATCTGCTAAAACAATTGATGATGTCTTAGAACGTATGTCAAAACAGCATTCAGCACCAGAGAGTGACAACTCTCCTGCTCAGGAGTTTAATCCTGAAATTGTGCAACAGCTTGTCGAGAAGACGTTAATTGGTCGGGAGACTGAGTCTCGTAAACAAGAAAACTTACGCAAAGCAGATGCCCTTATGAAGGCGCAATTTGGAGATAAGGCTCTAGACGTGTTTAAACAACGCGCAACTAGTCCTGAGAAAGCAGACTTGTTAATGCAGATGGCGGCTCAAGACCCGCAGGACTTTATGTCATTCTTTGTTGGTGCTAGCGCAGCTGTCACCAATAGTTATGATGCAGGCTCTGTAAACACAACTTCTGTAGCTTCCGTTGGAGGTGACCGTTCCGCTATTGAGGGGACTAAAGAGTGGGCAGCAAAGATTCGTAAAACAAGTCCTAGCACCTACTGGTCGCAAGAGTTCCAATTTAAGTTACAACAAACTGTTACAAACAATCCGTCCCGTTATTTCGGGCAATAAGGAGATTTTAAATGGCTGGTATTGATTACGCAAAAGTCAATGAGCATTTAGTTCGCACAGAACTGTGGTCATCTGAACTGAAAGATATTTTACAAGAACAATTGATGGGTACGAAGTATGTTCGTATGCTCAATGGCTTCCCTGATGGTAACCAGTTTACCATTCCCTCAATTGGCGAGTTGCCAATGCGTGAAGTGGCAGAGAACACCCCTGTTACTTACGACTCATTGGACACTGGTGAGTTTAACTTCACCATTGACCGTTACGTAGAAGCTGCTACCTTTATTACAGATAAAGCCAAGCAAGATAGCTACTACGCACAACAACTCATAGGCATGTTCCCAACTAAGATGCGTCGCGCACTAGATGAGAACTTGGAATCATCTGTGTTTAAGTTGGCTAATACCCAGACAGTGAATAACGTTAATGCTATTAATGGTGCTGACCACCGTTTTATGGCTTCTGGCGGTAGCAACACTGTGTTGGCATTGGATGACTTCGCTAAAGCTAAGTATGCTTTGGACAAAGCGCAAGCAGGTGGTGCACGTGTTGCCATCATTGACCCATCACAAGAGTATGTGTTTAACAACCTAGTTGGTGCACAAGCTTTTACTAACAACCCTACCTTTGATGGTATTGTTAATGGTGGTTTTGTAAACGAAGTAACTGGTATGCGCTTTATTAAGAGCATCTTTGGTTTTGACGTTTATGTTTCTAACTTCTTGGACACTCCTACAGACACTTCAATTGACAGCGTAAGCGTCATGGCAAGCCCTGTAACGAACTTGTTCATGTCAGTTGGTGGTGACCTAACCCCATTCGTCGGTGCATACCGTCAGATGCCTCAGGTCGAGTATGAGCGCAATAAAGACTTGCGTCGTGATGAGTATGTGATGAATGCTCGTTTTGGTTTGAAGTTGTACCGTCCAGAATGTCTGGTGAGTGTAATTTCTAAGTCCACTATCTAACTGAAAGGAGTTTATAAAAATGACTCGTAAATCTACATGGACTAACTCTGATGGCTTAGTCGTGGGCTTTGGCCCACAGTATCCAGAACGTAATGTTGCTGGTGTTTTTGAAACTGATGGTGTTGTTAAGGAAGCGCGTTTAGCTATTACTTATCAATCATCTGGTGCTACTGTTGCCCTACCTGCTGGCTCCGTCGTAACTGGCGTAGTAATGAAAGTTGGTGTTGCATGGGTTGGTGGTACTAAAGTTGAAATTGGTGATGGTACTGACGCAGATGGTTGGGTTTCAGCCACGCAAGGCGCTGCAGCTGCTTTGACTATTGGTGTGTCCATTGTTGCTGGTGGCGCTTACGCCATTGGTGATGCTGCCACAAATAAAGGTCTAAGCAAAGTGTATGCTGCTGCTGACACCATTGACGTTACCATTACTGGTACGTTTACTGCCGGTGATGCTGACATTTTTGTTAGCTACATCTAAGTAACCTAGAGGGGGGCGAGAAATCTCCCTCCTCTTTTTTTGGAGAAATAAATGGCAGACGTACAGCACAGTGCTCTAACTGACCCAAACATACATGAACCAAAAGGTGTTGCAACGGCAACTGTTAGCACAGTGTACGCAGCCAACGGCGCAGGTGTTGGTACTTGGCGCAAACTAACAGACGCTGATGTAGACCACAGCACTAAAGCAAATAACCGTTTTGGGTGGAATAACCGCGTAGACGATACGTATACTTCAGGCTCTCCTCTCAGTATTGCTCTAAGCACAAAGACAATCTTACCTAACGATGGTGACAACTCACTAACAGATGTAACACGACCTCTTGGTATTACTTACACATCCAATTCTTTTACAGCTAGTACTTTAAATAGTAGCTACGTCATTAGAGTAGCAATGAAAGTAGCCGCCGCCGCTGCAGTAACAACACCATACACCCTTAAAGTAGCGTTAGAAGGCGGGTCATCTCCGGTAGAGTTTGCCGCACAAAACATGTTTATAAAAGGTGGTGGGTATGTAAACGACGTAGCTCTCTCGTTCCTGTTTTATACAGGTACTTTAAACACAAATCAACCTATTAAAATATACATAACACCAGACACTGCTGTAACTGTATGGGATATAAGTTACCTAATTCAACGTACATATTTGGAGGTTTAATGTGGCTAAAATGACCTTACTAGATATGACGCAGAACATTCTATCCGCAATGGATAGTGACCCTGCCAGTAGTATAGACGAGACAGTAGAAGCTGTTCAAGTAGCCGAGTTAGTTAAAGAAAGTTTCTTTTATTTAATGTCACAACGTGATTGGCCTTTCTTATTTGCGTTAGGTGAGTTAGTAGCCTTGGGTAATGTTGCTAAACCAACTACCATGCGTATGCCGACTACTTGGAACAAAATTAAGTGGATTAAGTATAATAAAAAAGAAATAGAGTGGGTTGACCCACACGCCTTTCAAGATATACTTGACCAACGTGTAGAACAAGCAGACGTAATTGATGCGGCTGGGTTTGTAATTAACCGTGACCCCATCTACTGGACTAGCTACGATGACGACTACATTGTGTTTGATGGGTATGACAAGGTAGCAGAAAGCTCTCTACAAGCAAGTAAAACAACCACCTACGGTGCTGTACAAGCAGCTTGGACACACGTAGACACATTTGTACCCAGCATCCCTGAGAAGTTCTTTCCTACCCTATTAGCAGAGGCCAAGAGCCAAGCTTTTGTTAACCTAAAGCAACAGTCTAATAACAGAGAAGAGCGTAAAGCACAATCTGGTAAGGTTGTTATGCGTAACGAAGTTTGGAAGAACGAAAACGGCGAAGCTAAATTTAACAGGAAAGTAAACTATGGTCGAAGATAAGACTACCTTTGACAAGGTAATGGAAAAGGCAGCTGCTAAGAAGCTAGTGGTTAAAGAGCGTACAGAAGAGCGTGCTGCTACAGGTGTAGTTAACAAACTCGTTATTGAACGTAACCCCACAGGTTTATACTCAGTACGGTATTCATTAAGTGGCCCTGTGCCTAACGATTTAAAAGGTTTTTTTACACGTAAAGACCGCATCCTAGCAATTGCTAACATGAAGAAAATACCTGTTGAAGAATCTGTCATTTAAGGATAAGCTAGTATGGCTGCACAAGGAAGCGTAAAAGACAGTTTTACATTTGTAGGTGGCTTAAACACCGAAGGTGGTTTCTTTGTTACACCAGAGAACACCTTTAAAGAAGGCACTAACCTCATCCCACAACTTGATGGGAGCATTGAGCGTAGAAACAGTATTGATTATGAGGAGAACCGTACACTCTTTGCTGCTGGTATAACTACCGACCAGAAGGACACATGGGCCTTTACAAGCGGTATTTGGACTACGGTAGGGGGTAGTGGTAACCGAGACTTTATTGTAGCTCAGGTGGGCCGCTACCTATACTTTTACAATGCCGCTACTGGTGTGGTGAGTGGCAACAAGAAAAGCTTTAGTGTTGACCTTAACACCTACAAAGCAGCAGGTAACCCTTTAACAATTGGAACTACAGTGTGTTCCTTTGCGTCTACTTACGGGCGTTTAATTGTTACTAGCGGTGTTACTGACCCAATCTTAATTGAGTATAACCCTACAACTGACAACATTTCAGTTAGCGTTATAAGCATACAGATACGAGATTTTAAAGGTAAGGACACAGGTGAAGCTGTTGATGCAGAGTATACAGACGCTGAGTGGGTGTCTTTAGGACAAACAGTGGCTGATGTTACGTACAACCTTGAGAACCAAGGCTGGAACACTACCTTAATAAACACATACAAAACTGCTAATGCTTCAAGAAACCCTGCTAACTCTAAGCAGTGGATATATGGTAAAGACACTAACGATGACTTTAGCGCATCCTTTTTAAACAAACAAGACTTTGGTAATAGCCCTGCACCTAAAGGACACTTCCTTGTAAGTGCTTTTGAAAACACTACCTCACGGCCCACTAGCTGTGCTTTCTTTGCAGGTAGGGTTTGGTACGGTGGTGTGTCTAACACAGAACTACTAGGTAACATTTACTTTAGTGCTGTGTTGGATGATTTAGCTAAGGTAGGTTATGCTTACCAAACTAACGACCCTACCTCAGAAGTTTTAAGTGATTTAGAAGCTGATGATGGTGGTGTAATACAGATACCTGAAGCTGGCGAGATAGTAGCCTTACAAACACTAGGTCGAGGAATACTTGCTTTAGCAACTAATGGTGTGTGGTTCATTACAGCCATTGATGTTGCTTTTTCTGCTGCTACTTATTCAGTAGAGCGCATTACTAGTATTGGTTGTATTAATGCTAAAAGCATTGTGAGCGTAGAAGACGGTTTGGTATACTGGTCTAATAGTGGAATATACTCTGTACAAGCAGGAACTACAGGTTCTGAACTAAGTGCAACTAACATATCAGACACTAACATTAAGTCCTTTTACAACGCCATCCCTGTGTTAAACAAGCTTTACGCAGAAGGTGTTTACAACAGCACTGAAAAAGTAATTACTTGGGCTTACTCTACACAAGAAATACCCAGCTCTGGAACAGGTAGGTATAATAAAACAGCACTGTTGTCTATAAATATTAAGTTACAAAGTTGGTACACGTACACTATGGACACTACAACAGGCCCTGTGCCTGTGTCTATTGATGTTACCAAGGAGACAAGTGACATACAAACGGTGTACGGTGTGCTAGTGGGGGAAGATAACGTTATAGCAGGTGTAGATGAAGTAGTGGCTAACATTGCAACTTTAAATAGTAGCTCTAAATTGTTTAAGCTATTAACCCTACACCCAACAGGAACATCTTACTCAGTTACGTTTGCAGACTTTGAGAACACAAGAACAAACAACACTAAATTTAATGACTGGTACACATTTAACGATGCAGGCGCAGAAAAAGAAGCGTACATGCTAACAGGATACAACGCAGGGGCTAACGGCCCAGCTAGACAAATGTCAGCTATGTACCTGTCTGTGTTTATGAAACGCACTGAGACAGCTTTTGATGCTAGTACTAACCCCTTAAATGAGAGTGGCTGTTTAATGCAGAGTAGATTTGACTTTACTGATAACTCAGTAGCTGGTAAGTGGGCTGCTAATGTACAGGTGTATAAACCACCACGTATGTTTTTTGCAGAGCCTAGCACAGAGTATGTTGATGGTTACCCCCTCGTTATTAGTAAGAACAAAATACGGGGACGAGGTAAAGCTGTTCAGTTTAAGTTTGGTAGTGAGGCAGGTAGGAACATGAAGATAGTGGGCTGGACTACTCAGTATGTGGGTAATACTAATGTATAAGTTAGTAACTAACGTTGATTCAACTACGTTTTTAACGGAAGCTGCTGACTTAATTACTGAGCACTGGGAAGAGCTAGCTTTAAACAAAGATAAAATAAGGTTGTGTCCTGATGTAGTTAAGTATAAACAACTACAAGATTTAAATATTTTACACAATGTAGTTGTGTATAAAGATGACGAAATTGTAGGTTATAGTGTGTTACTAGTACAACCCCATTTACACTACGCCAATGATGTCTATGCTAGCGTAGATGTAATTTACGTAAGTAAAAACCACAGGCAAAGTAGTGTTGGTGCAAGATTACTTGTTACAACAGAAGACTATGCTAAGTCCATAGGTGTTGCTGTAATTATGCACCACGCTAAACCATACGTTCCTATGATTATTAGACCTTTAGAAAAACTAGGCTATACGTTGTACGAACAAATTTACGGAAAATATTTAGGAGAATAACATGGCAATTACAGCAATGGTAGTTAGCTCAGTTGCTACTGTCGCGTCCATTGACGCAGGTAAGAAGCAAGCGTACCGACAACGTGTAGCAGCAGGGCAAGCCCAAGAAGCTACCACACGACAGTATGCAGCAGAACAAAAGAAAGCTGATATACAAAATGTGAGGGCAGTGAGGTCACAAATAAGACAACAACGCATGGCTTCAGCCAACATGCTTAACCAAGGCGCACAAACTGGAGGTATGTTTGGCAGTGGTTTAGCTGGTGGTTTGGGGAGTAATCAATCGCAAACAGCAGGGAACATACAGTATATGGGTCAAATTGCAAAACAAAATACAGCTAGTAGTCAAGCTGGTTTAGACGCAGCTACTGCTCAGTACTCGGTGACACCCAACTCAGACGCAGCTATGTTTGCTTCTATAGGGCAAGCTTCTAGTACTATTTTTCAGATGTACAACAAAAGGTAAGGTTGCTTAATGGGTAATTTATATACAGAAGACAGCGACGACACAGCACCAGTTGACAGTGGCCCGTTGTACACTGAAGAAAACAGTAAGCCTGCTCAGATAAAAGGCAGGGGTAATTACGGTATTTTAAAAGCCCTGTCTATTGCAGCTAACGGCCCTAGTGCCGATGATGGCTCTGGTGAAACGGTTGATTACGAACGGTACATAGACCAACAGTGGCGCAAAGGTGTTCCTGAGAGCCAAGCAATGGATGAGGACATAGCGCAACAAGCTGTGTACACAAACAACGAAACTGTTTTAGAAAGTGCCTACCGTTCTATTAATGCTCGTCTTAAAATGTACGGGGACAGGTCTACTAGTAACGTAGCACAAACACGTTTAAAGCTTGAGGAAATAGCTAGGTTAGCAAGTGAAAATGTTGTGGTAGCTACTCCTGCTATCATTATTAATAACAGTGTTGCTGAAATATCTAATAGCGTAAACACTACTAGTAAGACACTAGCTGCTCAAGCATCTTTAGATAGTCAACTAGAGGACGTTAAGAGTTGGGTAAGTGGTATTGGTTTTGAACTAACGCCTCTGTCAGCGGAGCAGGGGCCTGCTATTGACCGTATATCCGTAAAGTTTGGCGCACCACCTGACCGTATAGACCGCACTAC